GCTGGTTTCACTACAGCAGTAGCATTGAGTAATGGTACTGTCGGAATCGAAACTGGATACCTTAAGGGTGTCATCGCTGCAGTTAATACTAATTCGATTGACGTTAAAGTTCTATCTCAGCATAACGTCGTAACAGACACATGGTCAGAAACTGATTACCAGGAAGGTAGTTCTACAAGGGCATTCCTTGGATATGACGCAGGACAAGAAGCATTCGTTAGTGGTATCAATACAACTAACTTCAACAATAGAAACCTTTATAGAATATTCGATAACGTAGGTGATCAAGTTAGTATTGAAAGGACTAGATTCCAAGCAACTGTTGGTATTGGATCCACAATGATTGGATTTGGAGCTGACTTGGATAACACCAAGATTGCTTTTGGTGATAAAGTAAAGTCGGTCAATGGAAACTACGAAGGAACAGTTATTGGATTCACTACAGAAGGTGATTCAACCACTGCAGTCATCATGGACGTTGCAGCTTCAGTTTCTTTCGCTAATACAGACTTCATTGTTAAGTCAGGTATTGGTAGTGGACTTTCACTAAGACAAGGAAATACTGCACAAGACTGGTATAACACACAGACTCTTGGACTAGAAAACCAGACAATTTTCTGGAAGTCTCTTGCCGAGAGACCTTCAACATCTGCATATGCTGGAGAGAGAAGTTCTAGATTTGATGAAATGCATATCGTTGTTGTTGACGATACTGGTAAAGTAACTGGAAGTGCAGGAAACATCGTAGAGAAATGGATCGGTCTTTCTAAGGCTTCTGATGCAAAGATTTCTCCAAGTGCAGATATCTTCTACAAAAACTATATTGCACAATATTCCCAAAATCTCTTTGTTGGTGCTGCCCAAACTGGCACATCACTTAAGTTCAGTATGTTGAGTGGTTATACTCTAGATGCAAGTGGAACATGGGGACAACTTTCACAAGGAACAACATTTAACGGTGCTGGTGCTCAGACATTCTCCCTTGGAGGGGGTAATGATTATGGTGGTGTTGGAGTTTACAAGTGTAACCTCTCGGATGTTATTTCTTCGTATACTATCCTAGAAAACCCTGCAGAGTATTCCATTAATTATATTATCCAGGGGCCTTCATCAGGTGATACTGTTTTTGAGGCACAAGCTAAGGCGAACAAATTGATTCAAATTGCAAATACTCGTAAAGATTGTATTGCATGTATATCTCCATACAAACCTGATGTTGTTGGAATTAGTGACTCGGATCAACAGACAAATAATGTTATCAACTTCTATGATAGTCTGTCTTCCAGTTCTTATGCTGTATTTGATTCTGGTTACAAGTATACATTTGATAGATTCAATAATTCTTTCAGATATGTTCCTTTGAATGGTGATACTGCTGGTCTCATGGCAAGAACTTCAATCAATTCTTTCCCATGGTTCTCTCCTGCAGGTTCACAAAGAGGTTCAATTAATAATGCTGTTAAACTGGCATACAACCCATCACAGGCACAGAGAGATCTTCTGTATCCCAAGAGAATTAACCCAGTGATATTCTCCCCTGGTGCAGGAATGGTTCTCTATGGTGATAAGACTGCTCTTAAAGAAGCATCTGCATTCGACAGAATTAACGTTCGTCGTCTGTTCCTCACTATTGAACAGACAATAGAGAGAGCTGCAAGAGCACAACTCTTTGAGTTCAATGACATTCTCACAAGAACTAACTTCTTGAATATTGTTGAACCATATCTTCGCGATGTTAAGGCGAAGAGGGGCATCATTGATTTCGTTGTCATTTGTGATGACTCTAACAACACACCAGATGTTGTTGATTCCAATCAGTTCAAAGCTGATATCTTCGTAAAACCAAATAGATCAATCAACTTCATTGGTCTGACATTCGTCGCGACACGCTCGGGAGTCAGTTTTGATGAAGTAGTTGGTAATGTTTGATCCGTCTCACTAAATAACAGTATAAGGAGTTAATTAGCCATGCCCAGTTCAAAGTCATTTAACCCACCATTGGTAGGGAATAGGACTATTGAGGATTTCAAGGCTCGACTATCTGGAGGGGCCGCCCGCCCCAATTTGTTTGAGGTTGAACTTGCTTTCCCAAGCTATGTCCAAGTCGCCACGGAATCTGTTGCCAATTCTAGATTTCTAATCAAGGCTGCTCAATTACCAGCCTCGAATATTAACGTCATCGACGTTCCTTTCAGAGGAAGAAATCTTAAAGTTGCAGGTGACCGAACCTTTGATGTCTGGACTATTACAGTCATCAATGACATTTCATTCGATCTACGAAATGCATTCGAGCAGTGGATGAATGGCATCAATAAGCATGACAATGCTACTGGTGTTATTAATCCAACTCAATATCAAAAAGATGCAGTTGTGTATCAACTAGGAAGAAATACCAGAGGTTCTACTGGTAGTTTCCCAACCACTATTAAAGATGCAACATTGGGTGCTGGTGATAAGTATCCCGTTCTGAAAAAATATGTCTTCCACGGTTTGTTCCCAACAAACGTCAGTTCCATCGAACTATCTTACGACAACTCCGATACTATTGAAGAGTTTACTGTAGATATGCAAGTTCAGTGGTGGGATGCATATACTGCAGAGAACGTTAACCTCTTTGGTACAGAAGAGGAGCCAGTTCAATCAAGTGATTCTCAGACTGCTTAATTCTCATTGAATAAATACATTTGATGATGCCTCAAGTGAATCTAAATGGCTAGGTTGTTTGGTTTTAAAATTGAAAAAGAAGACGACACCTCGAAGAGTATCGTCTCCCCTGTTCCAAAGTCCGATGAGGATTCGTCGGACTTTTATGTTAGCAGTGGTTTTTATGGTCAATATGTAGATATTGAAGGTGTATATAAGTCTGAATATGATTTGATAAAAAGATATCGAGAAATGGCATTGCATCCTGAGGTGGATAGTGCCATTGAAGATATTATAAATGAGGCTATTGTCTCGGATCAGAACGATTCACCCGTTCAAATTGATCTGTCAAATCTTCCTGGTTCGGATAAACTCAAAGATCTTATAAGATCTGAGTTTAAAAAAGTCAAAGAAGTCATGGACTTCGACAAGAAGTGTCATGAAATTTTGCGTAACTGGTATGTTGATGGAAGAATTTTCTATCATAAAGTAATTGACCTCAAAGCACCAGAAGAAGGCATTCAAGAAGTACGTTACATTGATCCTCTAAGAATTAAGTATATTAGGAAGTTAAAGAAAAAAGATAACTTACAACAAACAGTAACAAAGATTCAAGATAATTCTAGTCCAACAAGTCCAGAGATTGAAGAGTATTATCTTTATGATCCAAATACTCAATCAGCAAAAAATAATATAGGAGCTATCGGACAACCATTTAGTAATGCAAATAGACCAGTAAAAATTGCACTTGACGCAGTAACATTCTGTCACTCTGGTTTAGTGGATAGGAATAAGCAAACTATCCTTTCATATCTACACAAAACTATTAAAGCACTCAATCAACTTCGCATGATTGAAGATAGTCTTGTAATTTATAGATTGTCCCGTGCTCCTGAAAGAAGAATTTTCTATATTGATGTTGGTAATCTGCCGAAGATTAAAGCAGAACAATACTTGAAAGATGTGATGAGTCGTTATCGCAACAAACTAGTCTATGATGCATCGACTGGTGAAGTGCGAGATGATCGTAAGCATATGAGTATGCTTGAAGATTTTTGGTTGCCTCGTCGTGAAGGTGGAAGAGGAACTGAAATAACTACGTTGCCAGGTGGTCAAAACTTGGGAGAACTTTCTGATATTGAATACTTCCAGAAAAAATTATACAGATCACTGGGTGTCCCAGAATCTCGTATTGCTGGTTCTGGAGAAGGTTTCAATCTTGGACGTTCTTCGGAAATCTTGAGAGATGAAATTAAATTTACCAAGTTTGTTGGACGTTTAAGAAAAAGATTTTCTGGTGTTTTCAGCGACATGCTGAAGACACAACTCATTCTTAAGAACATTGTTACGCCTGAAGATTGGGAAATTCTTTCCGATCATATCCAATATGACTTTGTTTATGATAACCACTTTGCAGAATTAAAAGAGACTGAACTACTTAATGAAAGACTTGGAACTGCTGCTGCGGTTGACCCATATCTTGGAAAGTATTTCTCTCTCGAATATGTAAGGAGAAATGTTCTCAAACAAAAAGATGAGGAGATGATCGATATTGATAAACAGATGGCACAAGAAATTAAGGATGGTAAGTTGATTGATCCTATGGAAGTTCAACAACTTGAAATGGGTATCGGTGCAGGCGAAGATCTTGGGTCTCCAATAACAGAACCAGGTATTGATGATTCTGCAGTAGAAGCTGACGGATCATCCATAGAGATGCCCAAGGGAGGGGAAATATAAATACTTCTAGTTTGTATTTAATTTACCTGTTATGGATGACCTTATTGATTTGATTGTGAAGAATGACTCTCCTACAGAAATTCATTCTAGGATCAAAGATGTTTTATTTGCAAAGTCTGCAGAAAACATCGAAACCATTCGTCCAGCTGTAACAGCTGATGCGTTTGGAGGGCCCAATCCTTGGGTTGATCAATTAGATAATGCAGAACCAGAAACTTCTGATGGTGAAGTAGAGGTATCTGCAGAACTTGAAACACCTGCCGAGGAACCAGAGGAAGAATGAAACTTATTACCGAAGAAATCGAATCAGCAAAGGTTCTTGTCGAAGAAAAAGACGGCAAGAAATCTATGTTTATTGAAGGTATTTTCCTTCAAGGAAACTTGAAGAATAGGAATGGTCGTTTCTATCCTGTTGAAACTCTGGATAAAGAGGTAAACAGATACAGCGAACAGTTTGTTTCTAAAGGACGTGCTCTTGGTGAATTGGGACATCCTGATGGACC